TCGATCTACTCTTACAAAACTCATGTTAACTCCCCAAAATAAGCCATTCAGAACCAGACTCCACTGTAACCACCACGCCATCGGCCACTGTGGGATTCACAGAGATTGCATTCTTCCCGACGGGGATTGAGAAATTCTCAGAGATAGTCTGCGCAAATAATTCTATGCCAATCGTACTGGCTGTAGTTGTCCCGCTTCCACCGCCACCGGTGGTGGTGACTATAGTGCCGATCCATGCATCCACTTGCTCTCCCCCCGTCATCGGGGTGGTGAAGACAAATGCCGTATTAGATGGCTCGTTATAATCAACGCCGTACTTCTTCACTGCTCCATCAACCACCACCATCAGGGCATTTGTCCCTGCGGGGTACTCAACTGTGGTGGAGAATACAGTTTGGCCTGCCGTTGCAGTGGTTCTCTCCACTTTGGCAACATTGGCAATCAAGTCAGCAATTGACGTAAGGAAGTCAGCTTTGGAGAGGTGCTTATCCACACCACCCTGTTTAATATGGAGCAAATCCCCATCTTCGAATGAAGTTGCTGCAAGCAACTCATCTATCTCTTTAGTTGCCAATTGCAACCTCCAAATTATGCAAAAGAATATTGGTCTACGATGATGTAATTACCATCTTGATCTACGATCCGATTACCATCCCCGTCTACAACGTAAGCGAACGATTGAATGATGTCCGTAAAGAGAAGCTCCGCCATCGGCTGGGAGGGATAATCTTGCTCATTGAGCACTTCATCATACATTTCAGCAAAGTAACTATTCCCGTGGGGGTCATCGCTACCGCCTATATTGACCTGAAGATCAGCGAGGTTTAGCCCATCCCCATCTTCATCCACTTGTAGGTCTTCATATCCACCACCGCCATCCACCTGTAAGTCCTGCTGTGTGTATGTCAATTCAGTTAATACAAGACTATCGAAGGCATCATCCACGGATATGCGTAAGTTTGTCCCTGCTACTACAACTTCCTTCGTCTGTGTGTATAAGTTGATATAGTCTCCGGCACCAACGTGCATGTGGACATCCCCGTAGGGGTGCTCAAACATGAGGACATCATCTGTCTGTGTAGTGATGCGGAAGGCTTCTAACACTTTCTCCGTTGTGCCATCACTGAAGTAGGCAGCTATCTTTCCCAAGATGGCCGCCCTATAAACGTCATCCACCCTGTTGTTTCTCAACACATTGAATAGGGCCCCAATGACATCTAGTTGATAGCCAACACACTCATAAATGCCGCGCTCTGTTAATATCTCAAAGAATGCACCTTCAACGGAGTTGGCCTGTTCTAAGATTGACCTCAGAAGCCCCGTGGCAACAGGCTTATCCTCCCACATGGAAGGGAGCCTTCCCAGCCCCACTTCAACATGGTCTATCTGTACTGGTACGGCCATGCTGATCTCCTATCAGGGGGGCGTTGCATCAACAACGTAAACGTCTGAAGCGATGACACTGGCATACTCGGAGTCTGCAATGGCAATCTTTGTGGTTTGCCAATCAAGCTCAACAGGTGGGTCATTCGGAGCTGCGAGCTCCTGCACTTCAACCACAAGAGAATCAATACCGTCCACGGTGGAGTAGATGCCACCAAAATATCTTGAGGGTATTACATCCTTATCCAATGGCACTGCACCCGTATAGTTGACTACAGCAGCAATAATAAGGTCATCACCGTCACTCGGGAAGGTTTCCTCATCGTACAGTGTGTACGTGACACGAATAGCAAGATAGACAGGTACAGGACGAGTGAAGTTAATATCCCGTAATGTCCCCGACGTATCCGTAATCTGCTCAGTGATACCGCCTACGGGGTTTAGCCAAAGGGGTGTGCCGGCAGGTTTTGTTTCCCAAATCTTTGTGGCAACATCTGCATCTGTCCCCCCACGAACAATCACTTCATAGCTGTGTGGATCACGCCCGTCTACATCGTCAACGCCCGTTGTGTTCTCAATGACACGAACGTACGTCACATTGTCCACTGTGTTAAGGATGGCCGCCTCTATAGCTGGCACTGTCCCCGTCCCGGCAGTATTGGCAGTATCCGCTATACGTACACGTAGCTCATCGTCTGTCTCAACATCGCGCCCTATATCCATTGGATAGGGGTTAACACTGCTTGTAAGCCCGGCAATGACGTTATTAGCCACGCTAACGCTTAGGGCAGGGGCTACTATAGGTCCAGTCTCTTCAGCCTCTACATAGCCATAGGAGGTCACAGAAGATGCCTGCATGTATGCCAGTAAGGATACGTTGATGGGGTCATCGTCATCATCTGTTGTGATGATCAGTGTCTCCCCTGAGACTGTGGATGTCCATGTGGCTGTCACATCAGCATCAATCAATGCATCTAGCCCTGCCACCACCTCTGCTGCTGTAACGCTTACATCCGCTGTGTACGTATAGACAACATCGTTAATCGTAATAACATAATCAGCTTCATCTATGAGAGTGACAACGCTCACAGTTGCAGATATGCAATCGGTGGCTGAGTTGGTAATGTCCAATGGGTTTGAGAACACATCCCGCGTAGATGGGTTGCTGAACCTAGACCCGGCAGGAATCAGAATACCATCAGCGCCGATAAATCTGAATTTGCTTGTGGATGTCTTTACAGCATCTAAGCGTGTGACGTAGCGGAGGGCTGCAAGATCGTCAAGGTTCTTTCCCTCGGCGTAGTCAATGTTGAAGTTATCGTTCACTGCCTGAGACAACTCCCACAGGGATGCCATCGCCTCAGAGATGATTTTATTATACTGCCCTAGCAAAGTCCCGTCTGTAGTGACAATATTTGCATCAATGTTTGCTTGTTCGGCTGTAATCAAATCCGAGAGGATTTCTTGGAACCTCTTAATCGTTAACCCGTTAACATCTATTCCGGCCATCATGCCCCCTTTAGATTGTCGTAGAGATTGAGACAATCTCGCCAGTGGTTGTTATTGCCTTGAAGGTGAGGGAATACACCCTCGTCCTCTTGTCCAACGTCGAATTAAAACTGACAATTGAAACTATCCCGTCCACATCCGTGATGATGTCCTTCAAATAGACATCAATGAATTCTTTTGTTGTCTTACCGAGAAGTTGGAGCGGGTTGTTGTCATTAGCTAACCAAGGTGTGCCATAGTTGATATTGAATAGCCACTCCCCCTTGTACACGCCCAAGGCGATGAGGACTCTCTGCTTGGTTAGCTGTTCTTCTGTTGGAACATATTGTATTTCATTGTCTGTTAGTGCTATGTCGCCTGTGGCGTCATCAAGAAGAAAGTCCATACTTCACCGTTTAAATTGGGCCACCCGTGCTACCACCACCCGTCTGAACACCTGTGTGTACGTGAGTCAAATAATCAACACCGTTGGAGACAATATTTCCAGATGTGTCGATAGTCACGCCGTTGATATTTACTGTCCCGTCTGCTTGCAGTGTGATAGAACCCGCACCATTCCCCATGACGATATCCCCCGTCTTTGTCAAGGAGAATGCCATGTCATTAAAGCGTAGCTCTACATTATCCGTGGACGGTGCCTTCGCTGCTCCAGCAGTGAATAGCCCAGGGATGGCAACAGCATCATTGATGTTGTAAAACCTATTGCTTGTGGGGACAACGACATCTAGTCCATCCCCGTGTTTCCACTCATCGAGACTCCTCATGCAGAATACAAGCAGGACAACATCATCTACTTTTATGGGGTAGGAAAACATTGCCCCACCGCCGCCAGAGAACACCACGGGGACGCTATCAATTTGGGGAAGGCTAATAGCTGCCCCGTCACCAAACTTGATTGCCGTAAGGGGTTGCACACTCACCTGCTGGTGGGAGTTCAACTTGGCAATTGACACCACCTTGGCGGGCATAGATGTGAACACGTTTGTTCTTACATAATCTTCGATTAATACCTTGAGATTTCCAGACATTGAATTACTCATAGGCTACTACTCCCCGCCTGTTATCTCACCAGCAAAGATGTTCCCGTCTGCTGTCACGTCTGTAATTGCCTTGGCGGTAATCTCCGTGTCCCAATCATTCCCCTCATAACTGAGGAGATGTTTCACTTCAACTATTTCATACTGCCCATAGGTACCTTTGCTGGATAGGACAAGATTCTTTGCTATAGAGGCATTCCCATCCAAGAATGTCTTAATAACGATCCCATCGTTGGTATCAGATGAGTTATCTGTCCCAGCCTTATATTCCGACATCTTCTCTACATAGCCAGATAGGAGGTTGATGTCGAGAAAGTATGACTGCCGAGAGGGCGTGACCTTGGCTTGGCGAAGGTTGCCGGCTTGATCCTTAACCTCTGCCGTCAGCGGCTCAATATAGAGTCGTCCATTAAACACATAGGATGTATAACCCACCTCCTTGCATATCTTAGACAGCTCGTCCAAGGCGAAGCCAAAGACGGAATACCCCCCGGGGATTGGCTTAGCAAGTGGATCAGGGGCACCAGCACTGTTCTGGAATAGTGTGTTGAACTGCCCTATCGGAAGCCCGTATTCTCCTGTGATCTTGGCAAGGTCTTTAAGAACCCCACGATAAGTGATACCATCGGGATAAGTCTTTGTCACACGCACATATTTACGTACGGCGTCCGAGTCCTTGCAATAAATCGTCGTTATGTAGTCCGGGCCTTTCTTCTTCGTAAAGACTTTAGCCACCTCACCTGTATAGACGAGAGGAAGCTCCGCATCCGTAGTGTATCCAGCAAACAACGTGATTGAATTACCCTTCGAGAGTTTCTGTCTGTACTGCTCGCTCAAGTTGTAGATGTGTATCTCTGTAGGATCAGACCCAGACCCCTGCGGGGATTTGACGGCCTTTATAGTGGCCTCGATATGTAAATCTTCAATCACGACAGAGGGTATGGCGAATGTTCCGTTAGAACCATCTTCTCGCTTTATAAGTGTTCCACCGTAGCCGTTGGATGCGTCAACAAGATTGAAAGGTGTCACCTTATTGAAGTCCGTTTCGGAGCGGAGAAAGGTAAGCGTGTCTTTCTGCCACTGGCTGGCAAGACCCAGCTCAAGCCTGTATTTTCTTTTATATCTGACAGGCATATATTAACCTCAATCTTTAATGAATACCATTGCGTAGTCTTTTCCAACCCCGATGTTATTACGCCCAAGTTTTTCCCTGTTGCGTGGATAGCCAACTACACGTATTTGGCCACCCATTGTCCCATCATTCGGGAGTACAGTACCCTCTTTCAACCGCACACCCCTCTTTATCGGCGTACGTGTGAACCCCTCCGTTGGCAAAGGAGTGCCCTCTGTGCTCATGTTCTGGCCTTCATACACGTCCATGTACCAACTTTTAGTGCTGTCATTAAACTTGAATTCAAGGTTGTAGGTTTTATCATTCGGCGAGATAAAAATGTTTGAGTGGGCATCATTAGGCATGGCGATCTCTAACCCCCGCTCTGTCTGCCTCATAGACCCGGCGTATTCCTTCGCTGCCGATAACTTGTCCACCAGTGTCGGGGACGGATTTATAACCCCTAATCCGCTCTCGCCATCACTAATATCAATTTGCTTTACGCTCATATTCACGATGTAGGATGACGCCAGTTTATCTCCGCCCCTCACTTGGCCGTGCCTGTTGTCATGTGCAAAGGAGAGGTTGGTAAAGACGCAACTGTCTATGCTTGGCATCCCGATAGACCAATGGATGGAGAAAGGTGTACCGGATTCCTTCAGGGATTTCAAAGCGGCGATCTTATTAAATATCTCATCCCCGTCGCTATCTGTTGTGTTAGACAGGACACCACCAAACTGTATTTCCGTTGGTGAGTTGGTGTAGTGCTTAGCTGATGGGTTGTCAAAGTCAACAGGGTATTTTGTGGCAGAGCCAGATGTTGTCTTCGTGATAGATGTGGTTGCTGTTAGCTCAAAGACGGAAGCACCAGAGAGGATGTAGTAGGACGTTTTATTATCTGCCATTATTGCTCAGCCTTACGGGGTTCAAACACAATCTGGTATGCTTTCCCGGCCCCAAGGGTGTCCCTCGTCACCTTGACGTCCTTATCAGTACTTTTGACAAGCTTCAGTGTTCCCTGCCACTCCATAGTGGAGATAATTGTGCGACTCTTGAAAATCTCTCCCTCGCCTTTGAGAACACCTGTGGTACGCGGACGCAAGAATGCTGCTGCTTGGCTATCAGCCTTCGAGCCAAACCTGACATCCAGCAACAAATCCTCAGACCTGTTTGATTTCCTCACTGTCATCACGTAGTTCTTCCCACCGATGACAACATCGTGCGGTTCATCAATGCCTTGTATATCAAGCAACATCTGACCATTCTGTAAGACGCCTGCCAAGTCCTTTGGTGTGCCATCCACAATGCCAAACATCTCATCCGCTGCTGTAACACCTTGCGTAGACTTCACCCTCCGCAGTTGCGAGAATGTAATGCTCACAGCCCACGAAGATGCGGTCTTGTCATCCCCCCTCACCTGTCCCCTTGTAGGGAAGTGGGATAGCGAGAGGGAAGTGATAACACAATCCCTTAGTATCTGGTGTCCACCAGACCAATGCAGGTTGAATGCTGACCCCTCTTTCTGCAGCTTCTCTAGCATCTTCAATGACTCCTCGATGGTGTCATCACGAAACATGAAGTTTGTCATGGTGCCTGATAGGGATATGGCCGTATTCTCGTTCACGTAGTTATCAGAGAACACACGCCCACTTTCTGACTTCTTTTCTGGGACAGCCCCACTCATGGATTTGCTGATATTTGTTGTGGAGGTCAATTCGAAGATGTAGTCAGCGAATTGCAACCAATAAAGCGTTTTAGCTTCCATTATCCCCTCTCGATTCTTCCACAACAAAATTAGGCGTATAGCCCGCCAGTGCCCATTTGAAACTTGACCTTCTCAACAATCATGTCGGCCAGTTGACCGCTGTCAGACACACCACTGCCATTCACACTCACTTCAATGCGCCTGTTGTCGTGCACAACAGATGTGGATGATCCACCGGAGGTTGACTGTGTAGTAGCACCAGAATCACCAAACAACGCCTTTCCTGCTGCAAAAGCACCTAGTGTACCAAGTGCAAACAGCCATGGATTACGCCTAATCATTAACATCAGCGCAGAGTCCATGATTTTGATAGCACCAATTAATTTGAAAAATGACGCGAGCCATCCTTGGTTAGCTGTAGTGGCGAATATCGCAGCAAAGCCCGCACTGAGTACAGCGGGGACTAATCTCATTAAAAGAAGTGTAGCGGCTAACCCAACCACTTCCTCAAGTTCCACACCGATTATATTCAGAAGTCCATCCAAAATCTTGATCAAGCCGCCAAAAAACAACGTCAAGCCTCTTATAACCACAGCGAGCGCCTGAAATGCCGGTGTGAGACCTTTCAAGAGTTCTGCTAGGCCACCGAAGATTTCCTTCAGGGCCTCTCCAATGCCTGCGTCCACAATGGCCTTGGCAAATGCTGTCCAAGCATTGCCCAACCTGTTCTCGGCAGAAATGATCTTACCCATGCCCGCTTCTAATGCACCACCTTCCTTGGCCAGCTTGCGGATTTCTTTTGCCAACGGCAGCACGAAATCCTTCGACATCAGCTTGCCATCAGAGATCAACTTGACGAGTTCCCCGCGCCCTTTGCCTGTTGCATTAACGGCAGCTTCCCATGCCCTTGGGTAACGTTCACCCAACTGTCTCTGCATCTCTTCCATTGACACAACGGGCTTAGACAACATCTGCTGTAAAGCGAACATTGTCAGCTTTGCATCCTCGTTGGACATAGAGCCAGCCACAGCCGCCTCTTGCGCAGCAAGGAACACCTCCTTTGCCTCCTCTGCTGAATAGCCAGCGCCTTTTGCGGCTTGCGCTATCCCGTTGAAACCTTTCACACCGTCTATCAAGCTACGGCCTAATCGGTTGGCAGCTTGCTCCAGCCAAGCATAATCCTTCGCTGCTTGTTGAACACTTCCAGAGGATGCAAGCAAGGATGCTTGCATGCTGTCCATTTGCTTGCCCTGGTTGTAAATAGACAGTGCGCCAGTTTGAACAGCATAAAACGATGCAAGGCTTCTGGTGAAGTGTCCAAAAGAATCGCCCATAGCACGAGCAAAGAAGCTCCCTTGGCTCATCTGGCGGTTGAGGGATGTCGTGGCCTGTACAGCATCCTTTACAGCAAGGGAAAACCTCCTCATCTCACTTTTCATCTCAACAAGGCGTCTGTCTGAATATTTCCCGCTTTCAACCTCGCCCTGTATTTTCATCATCCCCCTGTGGGCAGCCGCAAGGGTTTCCCTCTGAGCATTATACTTTTCACCCATCCCTCGCTTACCCTTCCCATCTGCGAGGTTTTGATCCAGTGCTGTAAGGGGCTTACTCACCCATTCGGCTTGTTTTTCCACCGTAGAGAGAAAGGCTTGCTGCTTAGAAAAATCAATTGCGGCTCTTTTGGCTGCGCGAAGTTCTTCCTTTTGTGCAGCCTTTTCCTTTTTATGCTTTGTGTTTATACGAGCGTTAAGGAGGGCTAGCTCGGCAGCTTGTTGCTTACGTTGATTGGCTAGTTCAATATCCTTCTGACCTTTTAAGTCAGCTACGCGCTTCTTAGCAAGACGTACCTCTTTCTCGTATTCCTTGTCGCGCTTCTTGCTGACTTTCTCTGCGCTGGTGTGGGCCTTCTCTCTGTCCACCTCCGCTGCTCTCTGAGCACTTCTTGCAGCCTTTATCTGTGCATTGATGAGTGCAAGCTTGTCATCGTCAGCCTTCTTCTGTGTGGAGAGCTCATCCCTTTTATCCTTCTGCCGTTGCTTAACTTGCTTCCTAGCACCACGGACTTCCTTGGCGTATTCCCTGTCTCTTTGCTTTCTGGCGCGTTCTGCATCTGTGGGCTTGCCATTCTTGGCTGTGGAACCACCAGAAGCCAACGCCTCAGCTTTTTGAATCTTCCCTTGAATAGCGCCGAGCTTCTTCTCAATATCTGAGATGCCTTAGTAAAGCAGCTCAATCTGCCGGAGGCTATCGAGAAATTGATGCCGACGGCATCACCTACACAATCAAGCTCCTCCCTGCTACGAAAGGTCTATCCGTGGCAACAAGCCTCGCTAG